TGCATCATCTTCAGCATGTCAGTGGGGTCTCTAGTCGTATTCGGCATCAGCGCAATCGTACACACCTTGTTGCTGGCAGGAATTGCAATCACCGTTGCGACATTCGAAGTGGCAAAACGGTCACCTGAATACTTCGGCCCGTTAGGCAGAGGTAAAGAGGGAGAACACGACTAACATATATAGGCACTGAACCACCTGTGCGTGATACTTTCTAGGTGTGGCGTATAATATCCACATCGGTGACAATGGAAGCATCCGCACAAGAACTCCTCAAAAATCTTGATAAGCTACCCGCCCATCATTACGAGGCTGTGTCTCAAGCCCTAGCAAAGTGGCATGAGAGCAAGCAAATCGACAGGGCCAAGACGGGCTTCCTCGACTTTGTAAAGATAGTTTGGCCTTCTTTTATTGAGGGGCCGCATCACCGCATCATGGCTGAAAAGTTTCAGAAGGTGGCTGATGGTGAGTTGAAGCGTATTATAATTAACATCGCTCCTCGCCACGGTAAGTCAGAACTTACCTCATGGCTCCTTCCCGCTTGGATGCTCGGTAGAGACCCCAGCAAAAAAATCATCGCTGCAACGCACACAGCAGATTTTTCGGTGAGGTTTGGTCGGAAGGTTCGTAACCTTATCGACGCTGAAGCATTCAAGACGGTATTCCCAAATGTGTCTCTGAGGGCTGACTCTAAAGCTGCGGGACGCTGGGATGTGTCAGGTGGAGGGGAATACTTCGCCGTCGGTGTGGGCGGTGCCATGACTGGTCGTGGTGCTGACCTGTTAATCATTGATGACCCACACTCTGAGACAGCGGGTATCAGTCCCTCCTTAGATTACTTTGACAGCGTCTATGAGTGGTATGCCTCTGGCCCACGACAGCGTCTTCAGCCGGGAGGTGCCATTATCATCGTGATGACACGATGGCATGAACTAGACCTGACCGGTCAAATCCTTCAGTCGTCCGAAGATAGGAAGGGTTCAGACAAGTGGGAGGTAATCGAACTCCCTGCCCTTTACGAGGACGGTGAGCCGCTTTGGCCGGACTTCTGGAGTAAGGAAGAACTCACAGCCCTGAAAGCTGAACTGCCCATATCAAAGTGGTCAGCGCAGTATCAGCAGAAGCCGACATCCGAAGAGGGTGCGCTTATCAAGAGAGAGTATTGGCAGGAGTGGCGTAAGTCTGACCCGCCAAGTTGCAGTTATATCATCCAGTCCATTGACACCGCGCACACAAAGAATGCCCGTTCGGACTACTCAGCCATCACCACATGGGGCGTCTTCGACCATCCAAACGACGACGGTCAGATGGTTCCGAATATCATTCTACTAGATGCGATAAATGAAAAGCTGGAGTTTCCCGAACTCAAGAACAGGGCGCTAGAGCAATACTATGCATATGAACCCGATGGGTATCTTATCGAAGCTAAAGCAGCGGGTCTGCCTCTCATACAGGAACTTCGCGCTTCAGGTATTCCTGTTCAAGATTACACTCCGAGTCGCGGCCAAGATAAGTTATCGCGCGTTAACTCAATCACGGACATCTTTGCCAACGGTATCGTCTGGTATCCGAAAACCCAATGGGGAGAGCAAGTGGTTGAACAGTGTGCTTCTTTTCCAAATGGGGCGCACGACGACCTTGTGGACTGCACCACGTTGGCGCTGATGCGCTTCAGGCAGGGTGGCTTTCTCAGCCTCTACAATGATTTTGAAGACGAAGAGCCAGAGTGGCGTCAACGCAAAGGTACTCGTTTTTACTAAGGAACGGTGATGGAAGAAGAAGAAATGACAGCAGAGGACGGCCTTTCGATTGGGATTGTAAACCCTGAGGCCGTGGTCATCGAAGATGATGATGGAAGTGTTCTCATCGACTTTGACCCACAGTCCGAAGGAGAGATGGTTCCGTTCGACGCAAACCTCGCCGAGAACATGGATGAAGGAGAACTCGCCTCTCTATCTTCAGACCTAATAAGTTCCTATGAAGAGGACAGGTCATCTCGCGGGGAGTGGGAAGAAGCGTACATCGACGGTCTGGATTTGCTCGGTGTAAAGATAGAAGACAGAAGCACCCCGTTTGACGGTGCCACTGGCGTGACCCATCCCATTCTAAGTGAGGCGGTCATCAGGTTTGTCTCTCAGGCAATGATGGAGATATTTCCATCTAATGGTCCTGTCCGCACGACTGTCATTGGAAAGGTGTCCCCTGAAAAAGACGAGCAAGCAAGCCGCGTTCAGGACTATATGAACTACCTCCTGACCGAAGAGATTGAAGAATATAGACCATCAACAGAACAGCTACTTTTCAAGACAGCCCTGTCCGGCTCTGGTTTCCGTAAGGTTTACTACGACCCACACTACAATAGACCTGACAGTATCTTTGTCCCTGCTGAAGATTTTGTTGTCAGCTATGACACGACAGATATTAAGTCATCCCCTCGTTACACTCATGTCATGCGGAAGGGTAATAACTTCGTCCGCAAGATGCAGCTTAATGGCTTCTACAGAGATGTAGATTTAGGAGACCCGACAGATGAAGGCTCTGACATACACACGAAGTACAACGAACTCACCGGAGTTACGGAAGTCTCAGAGACGGATGTCAGAACCCTCCTCGAAATCTTCGTTGAACTCGACCTCGCAGGATTCGAACATAAAGGAGCAGACGGAGAGCCAACCGGTCTCAACCTCCCCTACGTCGTCACCATCGACCAAACCTCAGGAACCATCCTATCTATACGGCGTAATTTCCAAGAGGATGACCCACTAGCCGAAGCGAACCAACACTTCGTTCACTATAAATTCCAGCCCGGTTTGGGCTTCTACGGGTTCGGTCTCATCCATCTCATAGGCTCTATCGCTAAATCATCCACGTCTATACTACGTCAGTTGATTGACGCCGGTACGCTGGCAAACCTTCCTGCTGGATTTAAGGCCCGTGGTCTTAGGATAAAGGGAGATGACAGACCTATCGAACCCGGTGAGTTCCGTGACATTGACCTGCCCGGTGGCGCAATCAGAGACAACATATTACCCCTGCCCTTTAAAGAACCATCTCCTACACTTGCCCAGCTTATGGGTGTGCTGGTTGAGGAGGGTCGACGAATTGCCTCAATATCCGACCTGCAAATCGGCGAAGGAAACCAAGAAGCGCCGGTCGGTACGACTATTGCTCTGATTGAGCGGTCAATGAAGGTTATGTCGGCAGTGCATGCTAGACTTCACAACTCCTTGCGCCGTGAGTTTAAACTCTTGGCGGCTATCATAAGGGACTCTTTGCCAGAGTATCCGTATGAGATTGACGGCGATGGGCTAATTGCACGAGCAGACTTTGACGACCGGGTTGACATCATCCCCATATCAGACCCGAACGCCACATCCTTCGCGCAGAGGATTATGCAACAACAGGCGGCTCTTCAAACATCGGCACAAGCGCCCCAGTTGTATGACTTGCGTAAGCTGCACCGGTCTTTCCTCAAGACTGTGGGTGTCGATGGTGCCGATGAGATTGTACCTGACCCAACGGACATCCCGCCGTTTGACCCTGTATCGGAAAACGCCAGAGCAATGTCAGGCGCTCCGGTCAAAGTGTATGCCTATCAGGACCATGACAGTCATATCTCTGCACATATGTCTCTGATGCAAGACCCAAGCATGCAGCAAAATCCTATGGGTAAGCAGATTGGTGCAGCCCTGTCCGCTCATATTTCTGAACATATGGCTCACAAGTATCGCAACGAAGCGCAGGAACTCATCGCAGATGAATTGCCGCCACTTGGTATACCTGAGGACAAGGGTCTGACCGAGGAAGAGGAGATGCGGATTGCTGCGCAAGCGGCACAAGCTGCTGCCCAGATTACTGGTAAGGCGCAGCAACAGGCGGTTATGGAGAGACAAATGGCAGCGGCGCAAGACCCAGTTATTCAACAGCAGCAAGCTGAGATACAGGTGAAGCAAGCAAAGGTTCAACAGGATGCGGCAGAGGCGCAGCTTGATGCGCAGGTCGACCTGCAAAAGGCGCAGATGCGTCAACAACTTGAAAGAGAAAGACTCCAGCAGCAACGCGAAATCGCAGAGATGAAAGTCAGGGCCGACCTACTGAAGAGATAATTTTCCAAGGCACTGACCAGTAACGTCATGTTATATATAAGCTAGCGGAGTTTTCCATGAACCCAGATGTTCATGCTTTTACGGACGAAGTTCGTAAAACCCTACGGAACTATATGAACGAGTTGACAGACAACGTCGCTCTAGGTTCCGCAAAAACATTCGAAGAATACCAGCGAACAGTCGG